ACTCGTTTGTTCACAGAACATTCTACAACGAAGCAAGAAAAAATAAATATATTAAGACGTTTCGATGGTGTCGAAACTCTTAAAGAGTCAAAGTCTCTTTATAAGACTATTAAGGAAGACTTAGGAGGTAAGGAACAAAATGTTGTTACTGAATCAGTACAATCTAAAGTTACTAAAACACCTACTAAGGGTTCTGCTAATAATCTAATTGAGAGCAAAACTTATGAAAATCCACAATTCTTAAGAATGAAGGATTTAATGGGTAAAATAAAATAAAAATAAAATTCCTTAAAAATATATTAAAATGGGAGCATTATTAGAATCAGGTCTTGTTGGTAACATCGGTCTTAAGCACTTAAAAGTTATCAAGGAAGACACAATCAACAAGTGGGACAAGTTAGGGTTCCTCGATGGCCTTAAGGGTCACTTAAAAGAAAATATGGCTCAGTTATATGAGAACCAAGCATCATATTTGATAAACGAAGCTGCGGCATCTGATAGTTCAGGTTCATTCGAAACAGTTGTTTTCCCAATCGTAAGAAGAGTTTTCTCTAAGTTGTTGGCTAATGACATCGTTTCTGTACAAGCTATGAACCTACCAATTGGTAAGTTGTTCTACTTTGTACCAAAGATTCAGGGTAGACAGTCTGTTGCAGGAAATGACAATTCTCACGTTCCTCCATATGGTGCACCAGGTGGACCTACATCTACTACTTCAGGTTATACTAACACAACTAACTTGTATGACCGTTTCTACGAGGGTGATATTCCAGAAGATGACCCATCAGGTTTATTCGACTACTCAAAAGGTAGATTTAGTGAAACTACTGTTACTACAGTATCGGGTGAGTTAGTTCCTGTTGCATGGTCTAATGGAGCCTTAGCAGTAACTACTTTAGCAACTAGTTACCCAGGCACCAATGTTAAAGAAGTATTATTCTCTTTATCAGGTTTCTCAAACGCAGGTGCTGGTAAATTAATTGGTCCTGATGGTAACGCTATGGATACTGAAGAATTCTTATCTTCACTCCAACTTTACTACACAGGTTCAACAAACACTTACCTACCATTTAGAGTTGTAACTCAAAAGTATGGTAAGGGTATTGTTCAGTACGGTGCAAGTACATCAACTTCATTCCCATCTACAGGTCCTGGTGGTTCTTACGACAACATTTGTGATGCTAATGGTGTTATCTACTTGTCAGTAGATACATCTGAACCAATTGCAATCGGAGGTACTGCTACAGTTGATGGATATCAAGGTCAGGCAGTTACAGGTCTTACTTTCGGTGCTAAGTACAGAACTTACGAAACATTAGAATTCGAAGACGCAATTGGTGAAGTTTCATTTGACCTCGAGGCTGTTACTGTTTCTGTTACAGAAAGAAAGTTAAGAGCTCAGTGGTCACCAGAACTCGCTCAAGACGTTTCAGCGTTCCACAACATTGACGCTGAGGCTGAATTGACAGCATTGTTGTCAGAGCAAGTTGCAGCTGAAATCGACCGTGAAATCTTAAGAGACTTAAGAAAAGGTGCGGCTTGGACATTAAGATGGGACTACGATGGATGGAGAAAGTTAAACACTACTTCAACTGCGTACAACCAAAAGGATTGGAATCAGACATTGATTACTGCAATCAATCAGATTTCTGCTCAAATCCATAAGTCTACTTTAAGAGGTGGTGCTAACTGGATTGTTGTTTCTTCTGAAATTTCAGCAATCTTCGACGACCTTGAGTACTTCCACGTTTCAAACGCGGCTCCTGACCAGGACCAGTACAACATGGGTATCGAAAGAGTAGGTACATTATCAGGTAGATATCAGGTTTACCGTGACCCATACTTCCCACCAAACACTGTATTGTTGGGACACAAAGGTTCATCGTTACTTGATACAGGTTATGTATACGCTCCATACGTACCTCTTCAGTTGACACCAACAATGTATAACCCATTCAACTTCACACCAATCAAGGGTATCATGACAAGATACGCTAAGAAGATGGTGAACAACAGATTCTACGGTAGAATCATGGTTGATGGTGTTAGAACATTCGACCTAAGAGAGTTAAGATAATAT